GCGTAGCAAAGTATAACAGGCAATTGAGCCGTCATCGCCATTGACGATCATCAGCCGATCACCTTCGTCTGTCGATGTGGCGACACGCACCGCCATCTCCTCTGGCGACTTTAGCAGATGCGATGATAGCAACGAAATCTTGGCTGACGTGTAAGCCTGCACCGTATCACTGAACAGGAACTCTTGCAGTGCCTTGCCCTGACGCTGAACAAACAGGGTCGAGCCATCCACATTCTGCAAGCGGATGCCCGGTTTCATGCCAAAGGCTGTCTGTTTCTTAACAATTAGATTGCTTGGCGTGATTGGCGTGTCTAGCGTTTGCGGCACATAGAACTCAGCGCCTGTCGTAAAGACCTGCAAGTGACGGCCAGAGTAAAGGTCAACAATTGCGTTAAATGTTCCGGTGTCTAATGTCGCCTCAACTGAGTCATCGTCAAGCGCCTCATTTGGGCTAAAGTCAAAGAATACCGAAACCTTTGATCCCCAAATAGTTGATGGCCGAGCCTTGCTGCCGCCAAAGTATAGTCGCCCCTCGTGAAATGTCACGCTGCGAGGCCAGCCGCGTGTCGCCGACCACACATCCTCATAGCCGTGTTCAGTCTCAAAGTTACCGGCAGTAATGGCAGAGGTGTCAAAGAATGGCGTTTCAGTAAATGCTTTGACCTCTGTGTCACTGACAAACTCAACGACACGCGCACGTCCAAAGCCATTCTTTTCCACAACATATTCATCCACCATAGCTGCGCCAAATGCTTTTACCTTGTAGCTGCTTGCCGCAGTTGGTTGAACATCCCACGCTGGCGTAACTGTCGCAACTTTAGTAGCCGCAACATAGCTCTCAATGTGGCGCGATTGACCAACGCCGGGGCCAGACGTGATCAAAATAAAAAAGCCAGAACAAGCATCATCAGTAGTATATGAGGTCGCTGCCTTTAATGTAATTGTGTCAGCGCCGCCAGCCTGCGCATTGCCAGTGTCTGTTGTTACTGATGATGCGGTTAGGGTGATATTGCCACTAGCAGCACTCGGCGTAATTGTGTAATCCGGCTCATGTGTGTCAAATAGAAACGCATATTTGGGGATGTAATTAAACGCGATAACACTGGCAGTCCAATCGCTGTCAGTCGCGCCGCGCACAATCTTGACAGGCTCTAAATCCTCATGCACGACAATCACAGTGTCGGCTGACTGCACCCAATTCATTTCTGGCAGGATTGCGCTTGTTAGGCTGGCGACAGTCAAATAGTCATTGCCGCTGCCGTTGATGTTGGTGATTAACGCGCCATCCTTAAACACATACATTTTGCCGGGCGTGAACACCAGCATATAGCTGTCGGCGATACTAAACTCAAACGACACCATCCGCACCGCGTCAGCAGCGCCGCTGTCTAATGCCGTGATAAACTTACTGCCGTCACGCCGCTTTGCGCCGCCCTGCGGCTGCACTGTAATGTTGCGCGCTGTAGACAGGCCAGACTTGTACTGAGCCAAATCAGTACGCGCTCTCAGCTTCGGATCAAGCTCGCCAGCCGTGAAATCATTTTGTATCTGAATGATCCGGCTCATGCTAGAACCTTATGTCTGAGATCGGAAACTCTTGGATTTGTTGCGCTGGTCTGTCAGCGCCGTCAATGTTGATGGCTACGCGCACCAGACCGCCGCGCATATTCTCAGCGGCTGAACCGTATGCCTTTGTGTGATAATATTCTGCTTTTGTGATCTGATCTGTAATTGGCTCGGCAAACTCTGATGCCAGTGCCGTCTTTAACAAACGCACAAAGTATGGCGGGAATAGGGCAGGCTCTGGCCGGAACTGGTAGTCGATCCAGATTTCTTCGTAATCAGAGAAAATGCCGCCGCTGTAAATCTCGAACTCGCGCACTGATCTCGCGCCGACATTGCCATTATTAAATACGGCCTTTGGGTTACCAAGAATATCGCCGGGCAGAGTAAAGTTATATTTCCATTCGTTGATCGGGGCAGCGACAAGACGCGCCAGCTTTACTTTTTTGACCGACCAAGAGTAAGCATATTGCATTAGAAGAGTGTCGCGCACATCACCATAAAGACGATCTGCGACTTGCGCCTCATCAGTGCCATCGGCAAATGATGAGAGCGGAGCCGCCCCAAGCATAATTAGTGCTTCAGAACATATTGATAGTTTGGTATCACCAGCCGCCATCGAGCCACTCCAAGAATAGAGAAAGAGGGGCTGGTTGCCCAGCCCCGCTCAAAGTTAGTCAGCGTCAGCGACTGAAACAGCCGTGCCGTCTGATACGTCAACAACACCAGCGGCATTTGACAGAACAACAACGATTGACATTGTTGGTGTCGCGCTGTCGTGAACAAAGATCACATCGCCGACTGCCACTGTGTCTGACAAGTCATTGAAATAACCTTCGGTGTTCACAGTCGCAATCGCGTCTGCTGATGTGTAGGTGTACATTGATGGTGCGTTGCCTTTTTTAGCTGCACCGATCACATTCCATCCTGCTGAAGAGAAAGCCATTAGTTAATCTCCTTTCTATTCAGTACAAGAAATGGCAACGATACCTTCGGCATCAATGGCAACCGCGCCTGCGGAGAACATTGAAGACACAAGGAACGATGTCTTTTCTGGGACGTAGTTGATCTCAGACTTTTGGTTCATGCCGATACCAACGCCGACTGCATCGCGATGGAACGCAAAGCATGTGCGAGTTGATGGAAGCGGCAAGCCGCCTTCGTCACGATCACCAAGTGTCACGAACTTGAAGCCCATAAAGGTGTCAATGTCACCCTGCACAAGAGCTTTGACTGATGCAAAGTCTGCACTGGTAACCTGAGTCTCACCCAAAAGGCCAGCAAGGGTGTTGGCGTGGATGAGCATACAACGCCCTTCCATTGGTACGTTACCGGCATCGAGCAGCTTCTTAGCTTCAATCAGCTTCTCAATGTTCATGTTTGTACCAGCACCACCGATTGATGTCGCAACAGTCAGTGATGTGCCTGATGCTGTAAGGGCATCAATGGTCAACTGATCCATCCGGCGACCGATAGCGGCACCAACGACTTGCACCAATTCACGGCGCTCGTCAAAGTTCACCTTCTGCTGTGAGAAGATATCTGAGTATTCAGCAGCAATGTAATCTGACATTGTGGCTGTAACTTGTGAGTAAGTCACATTCAATGGAGTTACATCAGTCTGCGGAACACGAACAGTTGCGGTGCCTTTTCCGATCTTCGGAAACTTCACCTGATTGCCTTCGACATTTGTCCGCTCGCGAGTTAAGCCAGCCAGAGCGCGTGACGCTTGGTATGCCTGCTTAACCTCGGCATCGAACAACTGCACAAAAGCATTGGAAATGCCTACTGCCATTTTCCTGTTCCTTTGTAAAAGTTAAAACACGATTTGACGCCTAGCAGGTATCCTTTCGGGCTGCGGCTTGGGCATATACGCTACGCCCCCAAGCGTTTTGTAACAGGTCGAAAGCCGATTGTCTGTCAAGGGTGATTTTATAGAAAAATGCGACAGTTGTAAACAACTGCCGCACTTTGGTTAAATTGCCGAATATTCTTGGCTACCGTAGACCTGCTCAAACATTTTTTCGACCTTGGCGCGGTACGCCGGGTCGGTGTTATATTCGGGCTTGCCGACCATTGCCATCAGCTCCTCTTTAGATGGAGCGCCGTCAATCGGCCCAACATCAACAGGGATTGGCTTGTCGCCGTAGTAAGACCTGACTTTTTGCAGAGCGCGGATGCCTTGGGCTGTACCGCCCATAATCTTGAACTCTTCAAAGTCAGCCTCAGACCAGACGCCCTTGCGAACTAAGCCCTGCGCCCAGTCAGTCATTGACTTAATGGTTGCATCGGCGTTGTTGCCTAGCTTCTTATACTCTTCCTCAAAAGAAACTTGACCTTGTTCAGCCTCAAGCTGAGACATACTAATAAACTTAGTAGCCAAATCCTCAAACGCAGATTGGCTAATGCCGTTTTCCTTCGCCCAATCTCGATAAGTCGAGAAAAGCTCATCGTCATCACCAATGCCTGCATCCTTAAATACAGTGTCATCGTATTTTTCTGGAGCCTTGTGCTTGCCCTGCGAAAACTTTTTTTGCAGTTCGTTGTAAGATTTGACAAGATTTTCAAGGTCTGGCCCCTCTTCATCATTCCAAAATTTATCGGGGTACCAATCTGGTTTGGAAAGCTCAACCTCCTCACCCTCTTTGGCTACAGTCACATCATCAAGTGATGGCTCTGTGTCCGGTAGTTGATGGGAAATGGTTTGTTCTTCCTGCTGCTGGTTATCGTCGCCCTCGATTTGGGCTTCGGCCAACAGACCTTCGGTTTCGTTCATAACGACCTCGCTCTTTTCATACGCCGCTCAATTTCGCGAACCAGACTATTCTGGCCCTCGCGAGCAAAACCGTGGCTGGCATCTTCGCCGGGATACCACGTTGGCTGCTCGATTGTCAGTGATCGCAGATGGGTGAGCAGCTTTTGCCCATCGTCACTGCCAAAGACGCGCAGATAAAGACGATCAACGTCATCCTTATCCACCTGTTCCTTAAAATCAGGCTCTACAGAATGTAGGCCTTCCCATCCATCTGGGTTCATTTACTGTTCGCCGCCCTCTGGCAACGCCCCTTGTTGCGCCGCCATCTGTGCCATTTGTGCGGCCTGTTCCATCATCTGCTCACGCTCCATTGGAGTTGTGCGCAATTCGGCTGGCACACCGAGTTTGTCGGCGACATAATCTGCAATGCTGCCAGTCTTGACTGCCATCTGACCCTCTGGGCCAAGCGCTGATGACATCTGCACCCACTGCATAATTTTCTCAATGTCGCCCATATTCTGCGCCTGCGCAATCGGGCTGATTGGCGTGACCTTAACCTCAAGGCCATTGACGCGCAGTGGCATCTCGATCATGCCGCGCTCATCCATAACATAGAGGATGCGCCCGATCATCGGCACCATAGTCTCAGTAATTAAGCGACCAAAAGCGGAGCCGAGGTTCTGCGCCAGTTCTTTCATGCGCTCGGCAATCTCTGTCGCAGACCTCGCGCTCATATTGTCAGGCGGCAATGTGTCATCAAGCATGATCTTTTTAATATTCATGCGCAGATCGTTAATAATAATCTGAGACACATTGAAATCGCCAGAGCGCGGTAGCATCCGCAGGCTCTCACCTGACGGCCCGCCATTACGCGCCACTGGGATAATCGCGCCCGGCGCAATGCGGATTGTCTGCGGGTTTAGAACGCCATCATCAGCCGCCGTGTAAACACCGGCAATGGACAGGCTGGCGTTTTTCAGTAGCAACTCAAGCGTCTTATTCAGCGTCTTAATGTCTGGGATAGCCGTCACCAACGGCCCGCGACCGTAAACCTCGCCCGCCACTTTCATGTAACGCGCCACGATCCAAGGCGATGATTTCATGCGCCGCATCAATAGCTCGGCCTTACCCTCTGCCCAGATGACGTGATAACAGAAATCACCCTGATCTGGATCATATAAGGTAGCCTCGACAAGCTCGATTTCCTCTGTCGGCTTCTCGTCAATCATGCGCTGCATACGCTCTGGAATGTCAGCGTCAGACCAATGCTGCTTGATGGCCTCGCCCTTCAAGCGCATACGACGGTAGACGTTATCGACCTTGCCGTGCGCGCCTTCCTCGATGCTCACAAGATATTGCGGCACGGCAGTAAAGCGGATAGGCGTCAGGTCATCGCCGGGCTGGATCAACATCACGGCAGTGCCGACAGCAAGATCAAGCAGGAACTCGCCCATAGCCAGATCAAAATTAGACTGGCGCAACACGCTGAACATCTTGTCGTTATACATATCCAGCGCCATCTGCGCCTCTAGCCTGCGCTCGTCTGGGATTTCTGGCCCCGGCTCTAAGCGGCACCATTGGCCGTATGGCGGGAATAAGCCAGACTGGATGCGATTGGCAAAGCGCTGCGTGGCGTTGATGGCGGTACTGTCGAAAACGCGCACCATTTTGTTTTGGCCGGGTGCGCCGCCGCCCTCGTAATAACCGTCATAGAGATTGCGCTGCGGCAGCGCGAACTCGTAACAATCTTCGTAAATCTGACGCCAGTTATCTTTGCGGCGCTGTGCGGCGTCGTGCCGCTTTAGGATTTGCTCAACACTATGCACTGGCTTGGTTCCTTTTGCTTATGGCTGCGGCCTTCTTTTTCGCGTCTGCCTTGGAACTCGCGCCCCAAGCGCGGAGTGACAAGAGCAGGCGCGTTGGCTCGCCATTCTTATATTCTGGCCCCGGCATCCCGCCCATACGCGCAAGAAAAGATGCGCGGCGCG